TTGGAATCTGACCAAGTGTGCCAGCCTGGGCAAGCAGGTCTGCTGTCTGACGGTCAATACCTGCACCTTGAGTGGTCAGAGCCTGTGCCAACTGCTGCTGTCGTGCTGCTTCCTGTGTACCAAACTGCTGTGCAGCAAGAGCATTCTGAGCCTGCTGTGTTGCTTGTGCAGACAAGAGAGACTCAATGTATGGATTTACAGCACCAATTGCACCACCAACAACAGGAACATTCTGTCCAAAGCCTAGCAATCCACGAGCACCCAACCGAGACAGCAATGCTTCCTGCTCTCGCTGTCTAAAAGGCGCTTGTAGGCCTTCTAACTGTCCGAAGAGGGTCTGACTAGCCTGAGCAGGATTGATGGCTCCTAGAGTCTCCTGAGCCTGCTGTAGAGCCGCCTGCTGGATGTTCTGATATGGAGCAGCGGCGGTTGCAGTAGCCCCAGTAGGACCAAAGGTGGAGGTTCCTAGGCCAGTGGTAACGGTATATGGGGTAAATGGAACTTGCGCACCAGCACCAAATTCAACCGCCTTTTGAGCAAAATTTGCGCCTTGCTCTTGTAACCGTTTAATAATTGCTTCTTGTGCTGCCAGATTGATACCAGCCTCTGCAGCACCTCCAAATAGCCTAGATGCAATCTGTGATCCTGTTGCGCCAGCACCAGTGCCGGCAGCGGCACCAAGAAGACGCTGAAGCAGAGACCTAGTTGCTTGTTGTGCAGCCTGTCCACCAGTTCTAGCTAAAGCACCGCCAGCCGAAGAAGCTGCGCCACCTAGTAGATTTGACAATCCAGAGCCAATGGTACCAGTTTGCACATTACCAGTAAACAGAGGAGCATCCGTGGTTGAGTACGAATAATTACCTGTGTTTAGATTTTGTGCTAGGAAAGTACCATCATCAAACAACTGCAAATTATAACCAGTAGCGTTATAAATATTACCGTCAGTTCCTAAAGAACCAACAGCATTGCCGCTGTTATCAAAGAATATACGAGAGCCATCATCAAATATCTCGACTGCTCCGTTACTAAAATCTTCCATAGGACCCCCGATATTACTTCCTTGTGTTGCTTGTGGTTGTGTTAATAATTGATTAACTGCTTTACCTGCTTGTGACGCTGTTGTGCCAATAAGTGACCCAAGAACTGCTGATGCAGCGTCTTTACCTGCTAATAATCCTGCTGTAGCACCACCAGCAACCTGCCCTGCTGCTTGGCTACCTGTGGAACCTGCTACCTGTCCTCCGACAACACTACCAGCACCTGAAGCTAAGCCAGTCTGTAGTGCCTGTCCAAGATCCTGACCAGACAATAGACCAGCGGCTGTTCCAGAGATAGCAGGAACAGCACCAGGAATAGCCGATACTGAAGGCGGAACAATATCCTTTACAACTGCTGGTAATACCTGTGTCGCTGCTACATTAAGAGCAATTTCTCCAACTGCCTGTAGTGGGTCTTTGCCTGCCGCACCTGCCTGAGCGCCTTTAATAGTACCATAAACAGCAGGACCAACAACAGGAATTGCGTAAGTTAATTCTGTAAGAAACGGAACCTTACCAATTGCTTGAGCACCTTTGGCAAGAGCCTCTGCAACTCGACTGCCGAAGATGCCGCTGTATTCAATACTTAAAGTTCTTGTTGTTACTGTTGCGTCTGGACGAATAAAACTAAATTTTTTATCTCCGCCACCTTCTAAGAGATATTTAAGACCTTCTTCTGCTACAAACTGACTACCACTTGCAGTTGGAACTTGGCTTATTCCACTAATTCGTCTGTTTTTCTCACCTTCGCCAAGTTCGTGATAATAAGCCCAGTCTGGAATCTTTGCTGTAAACTCATCTGCCTTAAACAAGTATCCAGAATTAGGATTCTCAAAAGAAGATGTTATTGGCTTACCTTCTAAGATACTGGGATCAAGTGTTACTCGTTGACCAGACTTTAGAAACTCTTCATTAAGAAACTCAGGATTGTAATATTGATACTTATCTGTGGCATAGCCACGGTTTACATAGTCAACAGGGACGTAATAAAAGTCTCCTTGGTTTGTTTTAACCAAATACTGCGAATCCCCAAAGGTTCCTCTGGGGGTTGCTGACTCAATGACAAGTTGGTCTTCCATTACCTATCCAAGTAATTTAGTATGTACCGCCAGGAATTGTTCCAGAAAAGGTACCACTAACAGTTAGATTATTGACTGTCACAGTTCCGGTAAAGGTAGGACCGGCTGTATCAGCCTTTGTTGCAATTGCTGTTGCAATGTTGGTAAATTCAGTATCAATCTCAGAGCCACGAACAATCTTGTTAGTGTCGCCACTAGGAAGACTGTCTTTGGCAGTGAAGTTGGTCGTTTTCGTGTAATTTGACAATTTACAACTCCTTTAAATATTGCACAACTAATTCTAATTCTTCAAGACTTGCATCTGATTTTATTCTATTTGCCCTATTAGAAATTATTTGGCAGTTTTCGTATGTGTATCCTTTAGAAGAATCAATTCTATCTAAACTAGGACTGCTGTCTTTTGGAAAACCCCAAACTAAATCTATTCCTAATATTGGACACTTGTTATCTACTGGATATAAGGTTTTTAATTCTTCTAGTGTTAGCGTATGTTCTAAATTATTCTTTAATGCTCTGTTCTTACTTGCTCTTAATGTTTGTTCTATTTTCCAGTCATGTTTTAAACTTAGCTTTTTATATTTTTTATTGTTTCTAATTCTAGAACACTTTATACAATAACAACTATAACCATCTTTTTGTTGTTTATTTTTGTTAAATAACTTTAGCTCTTTACTTTCTTTACAATCTGCACATATTTTCAAGATTAGATTGTCCTTCCAGTAACGGCATAAATATCAATCTTTTGTAATGACAATGGTTTCCCATTAATAGTGGCATCAATGCCTATTTGCAACACTGTCCCAGATCCAGTAAGCTGTCTACGAACAAGGTCAATAAACACAGAAGAAGAATATTCTGCTATCCCGTATTCGCCTACACCATACTCTGCCAGCAATGCTGCAGGTGTTGTAACTTGTAAACTTCTGTAGTTACTTTGGTAATCAAAAGCCCAACGAATGTCAAAGGTGGTGTTAGATGCACCAACAACAGTAACACCAATCTTCTTCAGTACTTTAGTCACAGACGGTGACTGAAAGTCAATAAAAGGAGAATAATAACTAAAGATATATGTTCCGCTATTGTCGGTGTATCCATCGTATTTAGCAATTCCGTTAGTTTTGCCAATCAGAAGCCTACGATCTTTTGTCGCACACACCGATGACGGATCAATATTGTTCCAGAAAGTAACTCTGCTAGAACCATCCTCAAGTAAGGTTCTCAAGTCAAAACAGTAAGTAAAACCACTGCTAGGCAACACAAGCAGATAAAAAGCATCAGGCTCATAGTACACACTACGAACCTTTTCTAGGTCTTCTGACTTAACAAAGGCTAACAAAGAATCTCTAACATTCTTGCTTAGGTCACGCACAGGAGCAGATTTCTCCTGAATTGTCCGTGCAAGACTACGCACACCGCTGTTAGACAAGAAGATTAAGTCTGTGCCAATGTTCTGCACAGAGTCTCTAGCAACACAGCCAACACCTTTAATAATGTCTGCTAACTGTAAACTACCAAGATCATTTGCATTAGAATACAACACAATACTGTTTGTCAGGAACACAACAAGAAAGTTATTGTGTGACGCTAATGCTACAATCTTTTGACCTCCTTCTACAACCTGCTCAAGGTTAATAACACCTGAGCTAGAGCCAGAGAAGTCAGTAGTATCTAAGTATACAGAATAGTAAATAGAAAGGTTATCAGCATCAATATCAGCAACCCACAGGCGACCATAGGCAGCTAATGCACAGTTAGGCATGAATGTGGTTGTGGAATAGCCTGGAGGAACAGAGCCAATGTCACCAACACGCTGAAAGCCAAAGGAGCCAGTATGTGCGTGTGCAGTAGCGCCTAGCTTGTGATATACAAGAGGTGGATGTGCTTTCTGCACAAGATAAGCGTGTGGAGATAGGTTTAAACCACTCTCAAACTGGGCCTGCACAATCTGCCAATCATTGTCAGTGATGGTGTATGTAAGATTACCGCTATCAGTGCTATTTCGCACCGTAGCCTGTGTCATGGTGGTTTCACCAGTGAATATCTTATTGTTTCCAGCACTGATAATGGTGGCAGTACCATTATTATTAAACTCAAATATAACTTCAGGATTGCTGCTTGTGCCACCGGAGGTGGTTGTATATGCCCATCCTTTCCGTGCACCGATTCTACCATATCGATCAATGACAGCATTAGTAGCCGTCAATGCAAATGACGGATTCATACTGATACCTGAATCTTGGTTGTTTAGACCAAAGAATCCAGGAGCAGTAATGCTAACAGGTTGTAACGGTTTATTAGCGTATGCCATTATACCCAATACCAAGTAACTTCATCTGGTCTACGGCCTGCCTCAATAGCAATATGGTCAGCTAAAGACTGTTTAGCAACAGCGTACTGACTATTAACATTGATGCCGCCGTCCTCACCACGCTCCTCAATTGCCTTAGCCCAGGCCAACAGCACAATAGGATTCTTAGGCAACAGAGTTGTGTCAGTATTGGCAGACAACTCTGCTTCTGGTTTAATTACATCAAATCTGATAATCTCAGTTGAGTTAGGGATAGGATATAAATCAACCTGAGAATCACCGTTGCTGTCTACACCATTTAAGTTGTAGTAAGCTGGGCTACCTTGCTTAGGTGTGGAAGTAAGAATAAGGTTTTCAGTAAACCACCTAGCAGGGCGATACTCCATAAACCAGTCTTGGGTATCGTTAGCAACTTCGAATATTTTAAACCTAGTTCCTGCACCTGTCAAGGTATAGTTGTATGTACCAGATCCTGTGCTGACAGTGAAGGTAGTCCGTAGACAGTCCCAATTATAAGAATCCTCTACTTCTCTCTTTGCATCAACGACTAGCTTACCAATCAAGGCAGAATAGTCATTTTCGCTAACAGAAGTAACAGTAGGCTCTCTTAGCCTAGTCAAGACATCATTTACTAATTGTAGGTATGTGGTAGCCATGTCAACAATCCCATTTACGCAGTGCTAATGCCTTCCTTGTTGGTCGGCCTTTTTCATCCTTCATTGGTCCAGGCACACCAGACATTCTAGAACAAAAGGACTTACGCCTAGCGGCTGCTTTAGGAGACTTCTTAGCCTGTTTAGCAGATACTGGAGGCTTTAGGTTAGCTCCTTCTTTAGCTTTGAAGTAGGCCCTGCCTTTTGCGTTTAAACCACCTTCTGGGTTCTGATATACCTTCTTAACCATTATTTTTTCGCAGTCTTTTTAGCTTCTCTAAATGCCTTAGCAGTGGGCGCACCTTTGGTTCCAGGCTTACGCATCTTCTCGCCTGAGCCTTCTTTGATGCGCTTACGCTTTGCTTGGATGTTGGCGTAGAGTCCTGGTTTCATCGTCCACGTCCTGTGCGCTTCATCATTGTAGGCTTAGACTTCCGAGCAGAACTCAAAGCAATTGCAATAGCCTGCTTTTGAGGTTTTCCTGATTTCATTTCTTTCTTGATGTTCTCAGAAATAGTTTTTTGTGAATAACCTTTTTTCAGCGGCATTTAAATCTCCTAGTTATATTTAATGTCAGACAGTTGCGGAATTAAGTCTAAAGTGATAATAACAGAAGCATCTGTAGCGCCTGTCTCAATCTTTGCTCTTACTTCATCGCCTTCTTGTAGAACAACAATAGCACCACCGTCAATCCTTAAAAACTCTTTAGCATCTAACTGGTAATCAACAACAACTGGTATTTCTAAGTTAGCACTGGCATCGTACCACCAAGCAGAGAAGTTCTTTGCTGATGCGGTGCCGTTATGTGCATACAGCAAAGACCATTCTGCAATATGCTTAGTTGGCACAGTATACAGAGTAGTCTTAGTATTGGGTGTTAAGACTACACCAGTGGAGAATCTCCTCATTTTTTACCAAGCCACTTTTGCACAGTTGCTGTCTCGTAAATTCTAATCAAAGACCATACAAGTGAAAATAATGCCGCCAAAGCAGGCAGAATATCTGCTAGTGTGCCAATAACAGTCACGATTGACAATCCATCTGTAACGTGTTTAATGGTTTCTGGACTATGCTGCGACATCTTCCTTCTCCGGCATTTGTGGTTGAACCTGTCCTGCTATCTTCTGAATCAGAAACATTGCATTTGTCTTGGTAGGCAATTCGCCTAGGGCAGCGATGATGCCGTTGACCTCTTCTATGGTTAGTTCTAGTTTAATCATCGAATAAACCACTCTTCTACGGTTGCAGATACATCACGCATCTTGACCCAACGGTCATTAGTGGGTTGGCCTTTGAGAACCTTGACCTGACCGACCAGACCGATGATGTTCCACTCAGGCCGCTGCTCACGGGGCGTATATTCAGCATTCTTGTTCCATGCAGGGTTCAGCTTGTAGTGCTGGAACTTGTTGCCTTTTTCGTCATGCGTCTTGCGTACCGCATCGGCAGGAACCGTGATTCCTTCAGGGATGTTGTGGGACTCGTATGAGTGCTGCTTGGTCTTGTAAACAGCCTCTTGAGCAGGAACGGCAGGTGATACTTCATTGCCTTCCTCATCAACTACGGCCTCAACAGCAGCCAAGGCTTCCTTCTCAAGCACTTGCTCTTCCCACTCCACCACATCGTGATCTTCCATAATGTAGCGGTCGAAGTCATCCGTAAGGTACTTGTTGGCCCACTTGTTCCATGCGGTATTGCCCACGACCATTGAAGCCTTGCTCGGCTCTTTAGGACGCACCACACCAATGATTGCAGATGCAGGGTCTTGCTCGGTTGCCTCACGGACTTTGTTGCCATCCAAGACTACGGTTGCACCAAGTGTTAATGCCTGACCGTTAGCAGATTCAAAGAACTCGGCATAGTCAGCACCGTTGTTGTTCCATGTGCCATCTGCGTAAGCGTTGCCATCGCCACGAAGTAAAAATTCATCGTCAACACCAGCACCAGAACTAGCAACTAAAAAATAATATCCAGAATTTGCGCTTCTAGTAGCACGACTACTTAGAACTGAGCCAGTATATGAAGCATTTGTTGATTGGACAAAGAAATTTGTAGTATTAGCAGATTGCCTCATTTCGTGATAAGTGCCAGCCGAATCTGCATAAGTCCCATTATCACTTACTTTTAAGTAACCACCGCTGGTGATACGGGCACGTTCTGTGCTGTTAGTTAAAAACACCATTGGCGCATTCTGCCAAGTTCCAAAGCGCATTGAACTATCCGCAGTATTTGTATACATACTGCCAATGAATGTTCCGTTGATTGATAATTCGTAAGAGGCGTTTGTGCTTGCCGCTGAGTTAAGCGTTATCGCTTTATTTACACCACCAAGGTTTGGCGAAGTCGTACCAATCCCCACATTACCGCTGGAGTCGATACGCATGCGCTCTGCTGTAAAGTTGTTTGTTTGAAAAGACAATCCACCATCTACTGCCCTTATGCTGCAATCACTTGTTACACCTGAGCCTTGTAAAAACCTAAAATAGGGATTGCCGCTAGTAGAAGCAGTTTCCAAATTAAAATAAACATTTTGCCCAGCGGCAGTATTTGTATTGCCAGCGAAAATTCCGTCTTCTGAGCTTCTAGATACTGTTAATCCAAAAGTAGGCGAACTCGTACCAATCCCAACCCGACCAGACGAATCTATCCTCATCGCCTCTGCACCACCTTCTGTAAAGGCAATAGTGTCAGCAGATGGAAAGAATATACCAGTATTGGTATCACCGGTAGTTGTGATGGCTGGAGCACTGACGGTGCCGGCAGTG